CTACATGGCAGACATATTTACCGTCAGAAAGACCGTTTCTAGTGCAAAAACACCTGTTTTACCTAAAGAAACCGCTGTAAAGGAGCAATATGAGGGTTCAATCAGGGTAATTGAGGCATTTAACCAGAAAAGTGAGGTAAATCAGTCTGATTATATGGATGAACTGGCACCAGACAGACCTTTTGTTGAAACTATCAACGCAATTAACCAAGATCCTAGATTAAACTTATCAAATGAAACATATATCCAAATGGTCCTAGGTAAAGGGCTAAGAGTAACAGCAAAGAAGGAAAGTGTAGCAGATATGGTAACAGAATGGTTTGATGAGATCAACTGGGATGAACAACTAGAAGATGCACTATATTCTTACTTAGGATGTGGTAATATGTTCTTTGAACACGATCCAACATATACAGAATACATAGAAGTGCCAATTACAACAGTTAGAAGTATTGTAAGAGGAAAGAAAGGGGATATCAAATACTATTTACAACATGTCAACGATATGGACATTAAACTAAAGACAAGTGAGGTAACACAATTCAAATTAACAAACGTATCAAGAGAACCATTCGGTAGAGGACTACATCACTCTGTACTAACCAACTATACAAACCCTGATACAGGAGAGGTATACGATTCACCATTGATTCAGATGAAAAAGATGGAAGATGCCATGCCAAAGATATTTGAAGGTCATGCTGATCCAACTGTTATGTTCCACTTTGCAGATGCAGGAGAACAATTCATCAAGACTCAAGCAGATGCATTAAAGAAGATGAAACATGGATCAAAGATAGTTACAGATAAAGAATTTGATGTCAAAGTAATTGAATCAAGCGGTAACAGCAAGTTTGAGGGTTACATTGAACACATTCAAAGAGACCTATTAGAGCCAGGTTCTAAATTCCCACTACAATTCTTCAATGCAGGCTTTACAGCAAGAGCAGCATCCGAATCTACTGACTCTGTATTGACAAGAAAAGTAAAGAGAATACAGGCACGATTAGCTAACCAAATCAAGATTAAAATGGTATTACCATATCTTAAAGCAAGAGGAAAGAATATAAAGGCTAAAGATATTCAGTTATTCTTTGAAACACCTCAGAAACAAGAGGCAACAGTAGCAGATGTAACAACATCATTCAGAGACAACATCATCAGACGTAGTGAGGCAAGACAATGGTTCGTAAACAACAGCAGTGTCGATATCAACGAGTCAGACATGGCAGATGAGCCACCTATTACAAGTGTAACACCTACAGGACAGATGAGAGACTCTCCATCAGGTCAATTCGGTGGAAATGCAGATGATACTTCTGATAATGACAAAGAGGAAAAGGTATTTGAACGAGTCTTGACTGATCTTAAAAACATGGTTAACATTAGAGAAGAGTTAGCAGCCTCAGAGAAACGAAAGAACACTGAGGAAATACTAAACTTTATAAAGGGGTTAAAAGATGCTTAAAATTTATTTAAATAAAGCAGCAGACACCTTGATAGAATCATTAGATCTAGGAAGAGTATCATTAGGAGAATCAACTAAATATACAGTATACATGAAGAACACTGATCCTGAATGGGCTATCCATAACATTAAAATAGAGAACGCTAACCCAGAATTACGCTTTGAAGCACCTGAAATACTACAAGCAAACGAGGTCCAAGAAGTTCATGTTTATTGGACTCCTAAACTAGACAACAGAAAACCTCTTAGAGCAGAGTTCAAGTTCTCTGGTGACGTATTCATAGGATAATGTCCGCTGACTTTGCAGCAGCAAACTTTGCAAGTTCTAACTTTGCTGTCCCTGCAAGCAAGACAGGCAAGATATTAGTATCATATCCTGAGACAAAACATATCAGCAGTTCGTTACGAATCAGGGGAAATACCAAACTACCTCAAGGAGATCAGGTCATGACAATAGTATCAACATTATCACAACTAGTAGCAGAGAGCATAGTATACAAAGGCACAATAGGATCAGATACACCGTTAGTACTTGAGGGTACATGTACATTACCTATTGATACCGTACAATACCGTACCGTTGGGGTAACATACCTTAGCGTACATGAGAGTGTTAAAGTAAATGGAGAAAAGGACTATTTACAGGTTATTAACAAATTAGAACAACTAGTGAGTGAGAATATTGACTGATATCAAACATACCAGAGCAGATAAAGTAGAACCAGGTCGTAGAGAGATTACAGTAGCAAACAATGTAGATATTGTCCATGACGATATCACCTTTGACTCTATACATGGTACAGAATACCAATTAAGAGAGATTAATCAAACATTACTTCTTATCTTGCAACAATTAAAGTATATAACAGGAGAAGATGAATAATGACTAGAATAGAATCAGGAAGCGGAACAGGTAACACAGCCAAAGTTAATTCAGAATTTAGATTAGAAGTAGAATCAGTAACAACAGATTCTCACGAACACGCAGCAGTAGAGGCAAGAGCATTTAATATTAATACAGGTGTAGTATCAATATCAGCCGAAACAGCCATACTTTACATTAAAAACAATGAAGATAGAGACTTGTTTATTTCAGCCATAGCATTAGGAGTAGGTGGCGGAACATTTACAGCAACAGGATTCGGTACTATTACAATTATCAAAAACCCTACAACAGGAACATGTATTTCAGGAGCAACTCCAGTAGCCATGAATGAGAATATTAATTATGGATCATCAACTGCATTGACCGCAGATGCTTATGTAGGAGCCTCAGGAGAGACATTTACTAACGGAACAGATGTAGCCTTGTTAGCAACAGCAAATGCACAGTCAAGAGTGTTTGCAACATTGAACCAACTGTTACAAAAAGGAAACTCTATCGGTATCAAATTTGATCCAAACTTATCATCAGGTTCAACAAATGTTTATGCAGCAGCCATATGTCACTTGGAAGAAAAATTATAGGAGAGGCTAATTGCCTATAGACTCATTCATTAAAGACGGTAATGGAAAAGGTTCTTCCGCTCAAGTTTCAAATAACGGTGAGATGTTAGTCAGACCTTTCTATACATTTAACACATCATATCGTGTAGTACTATCCACAACCAATATGACTAACATATTATCACCTAGTGCAGGCAATAATTTTATCATTACAAGTATCATATTAAACGCAGACAAGAACGTAACCTCATCAGCCGTTGTAACACTTTCAGAATCTCAGACTTTCGCAGGTACGTCAACTAAGGATCTTGTCACATTAGACATTACAAAGAACACTACGGTACCGTTAACCGCTCTGTCATTAAAGATATCTGACGGCAAGTTCATCAATGCTATTACAGATGATGCTACAGTAAACATAACCTTACTAGGTTACTTTATGCCTGTCTAATACTTCTCTATATCCTTAGATACCCAAATTTATCATGGCTAAACGTATCGCAGGGATAGCATTAATGCCAAGAGAATCAAGAAATGGCATATATTATGATATTGAAGAATTAAAGAAATTTGACGGTGTTCAAGTACCTTTAAGGGTAGAGCATGGAGGACCAGATACAGATATAGGTACAGTAAGATTTACTTATGATGCTGCAAAGAGTCAAGTCAAATATGAAGCAGATGTAGAGAATGAGGAATGGCAACAGAACATTGAGAATGAACAGTATCAAGTATCAATAGGAGCAAGCGTATTAGAACAACGAGAACTATGTGATGCTCAAAGAGAGAAATGTTTAAACTCTCCAGTATTGAAAGACATATTAGAATTAAGTCTAGTTAAGACACCTGGTATACCAGAATCAACTCTAGCAGTAGTAGAGCATTTCCAAGTGTTATATGAAGAGGAACAAGTACCTATACCAAACAGTTTCGGTGGGTTCCTAGATAGTGGCAGACTATTAGAAGATATTCGTGCCTCTATTGTCAAGAAGAACCCTGACATGTCACCAGAAGATAACGAAAGAAAAGCAACAGAACTTTTAGCTAATTTAGAGAAAGCCTTTATGGGAATTATACAAGCACCACCAACACCTATACCACAAGCACCAATACCTGAAATAGCTTCACCTAATACAGATAATACTTCCAATATACAAACACCTACAAGTGAAGATAATATGACAAACGAAGATTCCAAAAAAATCGAAGAAAAAGTCAAAGTAACCATCGAAACCGATGGTGAAGTAGAAGTAGGTAAAGCAGAAGCAAAAACCGAAGTTGCACCAGCAGTTGAAGCACCAGCTCCAGCAGCAGCAAAAGAGGATGTTTCTGAGAAAGTAGCCGAAAGAATCGAGAAATCCAATGCAGAGACCTTGAAAGCAGTTATTTCAAGTGTTGCTGAAGCATGGAAACCAAAATCAGAAGTAGCAGAATCAACTAACGAAAGTCAAGTTGAAGAGGACTTCTCTGAAGATCAAGCCAAACAATTCATGGATAAACTCTTTGAATCTGGTTATAACAAATTGGTACTCGAAAAAGAAGGATGGATTCAATCCCATACCGCCTCACAACAAAGTGGTAATGGTCACGTTCAAGAAGCAGTAACAGCATCAGGAACTATTCCAGGTGTTAAAACCGCATCAAACGTATCTATTCAATTAGGCGCTAAAACTGCAATTCCTATTAGACAGTATGGTCAATTCCAAGCTGTTCCAACAGGACAAAATACAGCAAGATTCTACAGAATCACTGTACCAGATGCAGGAGCAATTACCGAAAGCCCAACTACAGATATCACAGCAGCAACCCACACCCTAACAAGTATCGACGTAACTTGTAGTGTCAGAGGTTGGAGACAAACAGTTGAAAAAGCAGAACTAGAGGATTATCCTGCTAGCTTCCTTAACGCAATAAGAGAAACAGCAAGATTAGAATCCATTAGAGATGAACACAAACTTATTCTCCAAGACTTAGCATCTACAGCACGAGACTTTGGTGGAGTTTCTACAGCACCTTACCACATTGGTGGTTCAGATGGTGTAGCAACAACTACAACAACCGAAGAAGATGCAGACGGTGAACTAGACGAGGATGGTCTTACATTTAGTAAGAGATACCTTGAAGAATTAGGACAAGATACCTCCCCTGGTAACTTGATTGCCTTCATCAGCCCACGAGCCTTTGAAGCACTTATTTCTTCAACCTCCTTATCCGAATATACCCAAATCGGAAACGCTAGTGTTACTAGATTAGGACAAATGGAAAGACTCTATGGTATTGACATAATTGTCACCAATGAACTTCTATCAGCCAACAACGCATCAAGAAACCTTGTATGTGTCAAAGGCAAAGCATGGGGATTAGCCTCACAAAGAAAGATGGAAATTGAGTTCCAAAAGAATATCGCAGGACAATACTGGGATATTGTATGGACCCACAGAATTGGTGTTAATGTACTCGATCCAAACACATACGTTATAGTCTCTACAGTTAACGCTTAGAACTAAAACACAATTTTTTACTTTTTTAAATACTTTCTATATCAACCTCACGCATGGGTTTATATATGACAGACTTTACGGATATGGAAAACCGTATTTTAGATAGACTGGATAAATTACAAGAAAAATGTGACGATATATGTAATAGAGTAGCAAAGATGGAATCAGAGACCGCAACATATAAAGAACTTAAAGAATCTAAATTAAATGCAAATCAATGGGGATGGGAAAAAGGATTAGGAATAACAGGTATGTTAGGAATGGTAGTAGCAATAGTTATATCACTAGGCGTAGTATAAACAAAAGAGTTATATAGTCCTTACCTGTGAATGCTGTATGGCAGAAAACCTTAGATATTATGGTTTGGGAGCATACACTGGACTCGTAGCATTATTCGTAGTTCTAGATAAAATCGCTTTTGACCAAAATACAGCAATAGCCTTACTGGCTCCTGTAGCAGCCGTTATCGGTGCAGACTACTTGAAACACAGATTAGATTAGATAGGGCTTTAATACCTATTTCATCCTTTATTTTTTATGCCAATAAAATATCACACTGAACATATCAATAAACGTTTTGTCAATCAGACAGTATTACATACATTAGCAAACCTTTATATCAGAGACCTAACAGGATGGATAAAGAAATGGGATATTCATGTATGGGACCTAAAGGACACTAACCCTCAATACTTTGAACATATAAAGACAACTAGTGGACAGAAGATAAACCCTGACATGCCAAGCGGTGTAACAGGATTATACAGAATGGATCTATACTTACACGACTCACAAAACATCTACAAGGCAAGAGAGAACAGTGACAGGATAATGCATGAGGTATGTCACGCTATTCTGATAGGAACAGATAGCTTTGTGTCAGGAGTTCACAACAATGTAAACAGAAGATTCAAGGTTAGTTTTTGGTATTGGGATAGATTTAAATATACAAAATTTTATCTATCTATCATTGACATCAGAAAATACACCATACAAAATAGCAGTAGGGATTAACTACTGGGATGATCCAAAAGGATTAATCAAGATACTAACAAACGATACAGTATATGATTATGTAGATAAATTCTATGTAATAGACGGTAGATATGAGGGTAGACATGATGAACCAGAAAGTCATGTTGATTATCTTTCAGACCTGGAAAAGATATACTCCAAGTTACATGTAGTTAGTATGGATGGAGCAAAACAAATAGACAAGAGGAATACATACTGGAAACTAGCACAAGCAGAGAATATGGACTTTGTCATAGTGTTGGATTCAGATGAATATCTCACCTTTGATATACCAAAGTTAGAGAGTTCGTTACGAACCGTACTGGACAGACCTGAGAAATGTTTCCCTGTCATGTCAGATATGCAGCATATTGCTGTAATGAGCAGACCTAGATTATTCAAGGGACCATTCACATTCAGACATGTACAAAGTACCAAAGAGAATACAATATCCCATGGTGCTTTATACGAAGAAGATGGTACTGAGGTAATCAATCAGATGTATGCCTGGTTTAAAGACCATCCAAAGAGACAAATCAATAGTGAAGATCAGTCAGGATTAGACGGACTAGTTATATATCATAACAAAGAGTTCCGAAGCAAAGAAAGAGTCATAGCAGATAGAGTTTACTATGATGAAACTCCTGATCGATAATTTTTTTAAATAAAAAAAAGGGGTTATAATCCCATATTTTTGATTAAATAGTCAAACTCTAGTTCAAATGATTTATCTTCTTCATCCTTGTGTACCGTAACTGTACCGTAATCTGAGGTACTAATGCGTACTAAATTCTCTAGATATTTGTTTGCTTGTCTGAACCACTCTATTCCTAGCGGTAAATATAAAATTTGTGACACAAATACTTCTAGTATCTTTAGTCTATATAAACATTATTATGACAAAGTACGGCTCGACTGACGAGATAGAGAAACTAGCATGGGGAGGAACCAAAACAGCAGGAACACCCGCAACAGTAACATCTATACAGAATACAGTCACAGATATGATGAATCTTATACTAAACAGGAATACAGACTTTACTACTGTTCCTACAGCAATAGACAGTATCGCTAACCTTACAGGTTCAGAGATATTAAGAAACCTAGGCAAAAGGACTGAATTAACAACAATACAGATATATGACCAACTAGCAGTATTACTTAAAAACTACATGGACCAAGCACCTCAAGATCAGTCACGATGGGGTAACGTGTGGTACACTTGACCATTACATTTACTAATCTAGTTGGAACAAGAGAGAATCTAGACAAAACAATCAGGGATCTTCTTGAAGATAACTGGACAGCAGGCAACATTACAGGAACAGTAACCCCAAACTTTATATCTGATACTGAAGAGCCTGACCAATTAGCAAGAGCAGACGGTGGTCAAATGAACGAGGTAAGGATAAACTACTCTAGCAGAACCAGGTATGAGATAGATGAATTTGAAGTCAATGGAGACGACAAACATGCATGGGTATGTACCTGTTTTATAGAGATACAAGGGGAATCATTGGCTATGTTATTAGAATTAGAAGATGAGGTCCACAGAATCCTATGGCAGAACAGACCAAATGGAGCAACTAGACTAGCAAAGAGTGATACATCAGCATCAGAAGTAGCCTTCTTTGAGGACTCTGAACCAGAGTTTGAACGACTGGAACCAGATTCAGAAACAGATCAGACACCTACTTCTCAAGCAGAATTGAAGATGGTTTACTATAAGACAAGAACTTAATACTTCTCTATAACAATTTTGTTAAATCATTGATATGGCAGTATCAGCACACAACGTTACAACTAAAAGAGATATCGTAAAAGAATTACAATTCGTTACCGAAGGAGATTCTGTATCAACACCTTCTCTATACGGAGCAGTACCAAACTCTTCAACCTTTGCACTAGTTGGAAACAACACTGAAATTAATATTCAACCAGATGTACAACATATGGATGTAAGCGTATTAGGATCAGAAGATGTCATAGAAGCAGTTAAGACACAATCATTATATGCATTTACACTTAGAAACAATCCAATCAACTTAGACCTATGGAAATATCTATGGAACGCAAGTGGAGGCGGAGCAGACAGCCCAGATTCATCATTATCATTTACCTATTCATACAACCTAAACGGTACTGAGTACTTTCAACATATGAGAGGATGCAGACCAACATCAGGAACATTATCAGTATCAAGAGGAATGTGGGATCAAAGCATGACCTTTATCGCTAAAGACATTACAGTACCAGCAACATCAACATCAGACGGTGGAACTCCAGTATATCAAACATCTGAGACCTCATCAGCACCTATCGTACATAGTGACGGTGGAGCAGATCCATTTACTTATAACTCTGTTGCTTATGGTGAGAGATCTTTCTCAACTACAGTAAACAGAAACATGGCAGTAATGGCAGTTAACGGTGAAACTGATATCACTTATACCAAAGCAACTGACAGATCAATTACATTTACAGCAGATGTATTCGCAGGAACAGCCTCAAGTGAAACCGCATTATACACACTATATGAATCTAAAGATGCAGATGCAGCAAGTTATAAATTTAACTCTACTGGACCTGTCACATTAACATATGCAAACTCTGTTATCACAGACTACTCATACACTCACGCAGCAGGCTCAGCAGATGCATTAATCGAGAGCATCACCTGTAGAGCAGAATCAGTTACAGATCTTTAGATAAATTTATATACTATAACATATCATTCACATTATGTTTCTAGACGTAAGTAAGAAAGTTTGGATTATTAAAGATTTAACCATACCTGTTATTGAAGGAGTATCTATGAAAGATATGAAATGGTTCAGAGATAAAACCAAATGGGCAGCAGAGAGAGAAGAGAAAGGAGACATATCACAAGCAGAAGCCTTAAAGGTAGATGAAGAATGGTGGACCAAAACATGTGAGATAGGACTAGGTAAAAGCATGGATGATATACTAGATACAGGAGTGACCGAACCTGAGTTCAGAGAACTAATGGCGGAGGTTTACACTTTTTTAGCAATACATGGAACGATAGAAAGAGCCAAGCAGTCCGCTTTGTACGAAGTAGAGACCAGAAAGAAAGAGAACAAGCCTACAGAGACTACCCAGAATTAAAAGAATTAGTACCAATGATATCTCTAGTCAGAGGTGGATTTGGTTCATGGACCGAAGTATATGACTTGAAAGAGAAACTAGGCATAGATAAACTATTAGAAATACAGAATATACTATCTATATTGCAACAAGAAGAAGAATTAGATAATGCCAATAATCGTTGAGGGAATGGATAATGTTAAGAAACAGTTTAGAGAGTTCTCATTTAAAGGTGGGAATGTAAAATATAGATTCTTACAGATGATAGGAGAAGAGGCATTAAATTTACTTAGACTTAATACACCAAAAGATACAGGAGCATTGGCAGATGGATGGGTAATGCAACAGAGTGCTGATGCAGTAGATATCATCAATGATCAACAGGATTTACTATCATTTCATACATTCGGTACTATCCGTCACATACCTAATCCATTCATTTCAAGAATCAATTCTATGATGAGGGCTGTAGTAATGGATAGATTAAAACAGGCATTAGGAGAGAATATGCAGGCATTTAAGAAATTTAGTAAAATGAGGAAAAACCAACAAGTAGGAAGAACATCAGCAGGGTTTACAGGCGGTGTATCATTCGCAGGCAGATCCAAGCTTGTAAGACCAGGTACAGGTAGACGACAATTAAAGCGTAGATTATCACTTAGACGTAGACGTGGTGCAGCAGTTAAGAGTAACCATACCGTCAAAGTAGGGTAATACTTCTCTATATTATTCAAAGGAAGTATAACTTATGGCAGGTGTCGATAATGTTACATATAAGTTTAGAATAGATCTATCCCAAATGACCGTAGAGGGAGAAAAAGCCATAAAGATATTAGAAAGAATGGATAGGGCATCAAATAAAGCATCAACAGGTGTAGATAAATTAAAGGGATCTGTAGATAAAGTAAGACCATCTACAGCAGCAGCAGCCATTAACTTTCAGACAGCAACTCAAGGTATGCTCAACTTGTCCACAGCAGCAGTACAAACTTATACTTCCATCAGTAACTTAGATCGAGCAAACAACAGGGCAAAGATGTCCGTTATCGCAGTAGCAAGAGCAGAAGATTTATTAGCAAACAAGATTGAAAGACAGAACACATTAAGAGCAGCAGGAGCAGAAGGCTCACAGAAAGATATAAATATTACTAAAGAAATTGCAACAGCAAAAGCAGACCTTACAGTAAAGACAGAGAAGATGGGAATTGAACAGGCAGCAGTTAATGATATCTATATGTTATTTGCAACAAACATAGCAAACGTTACAATATCCTCAATGCAGACAATAGCCATATTAGACAAGAACAGTGTAATACTTAACGGATTAAAAGTAGCAGGAATGAAGATTCATAACTTCCTTTCACTTGGAGCAGCAAGAAACGCATATAAACAAGCAGCAGCAGAGGCAGTAAACACTACATCAAAAGTAGCAGCAACAGGAGTAACAGCAGGATTGACAGCAGCCATGTTTGGATTAGCAGCAGCAACCAGAGCAGTAGTGGCAGCAAACCCATTATTACTAGCAGCCATGGCAGGACTTACAGTAGCATGGGCTGTTCACGAGTCTGACATACTTGGAACCAAGACAGCATTAGACGGATATCTCAACACTGAAGAGGATCATCTTAAACTCATGGAAGAGGAAAGAATAGCAGCAAACGGATTAACTCAAGCCAATGGAGATTTAGAAAAATCATACAAGAAACTAACACCTG